CTGCTGAGCCAAAAGACTTAGACGCTGAAACTAAAAAAGGTTTCAAAGGATTTTTTAAAAACTTAGGTAGAAATTTTTCACAGTTAGCAAGTACAAAACAATTTAGAAGAAAATATACACTTGCGGTTGCAGCTGAAATGTTAGGCTTACCAGGTTTATACGGTACAAGTGGCAAATACTTTTATTACTATTACGACTCATCAAGAGCAAATAATATGCGTGATGAACAGTCTGGCTTTAAAGCTGGACGAGCAAGTAAAATACAAGCACAGAAACTTGCTGATGTAGGATTACTTCCTAAAAGTCGAGCTGAAAAATTTGATATAGAAAATAAAACCTCAGACAAAGACGATTCCAAAGTTAAAACAGATCCAAATGCGAAAGCTGGTGATAAAACAGCTGATGCTAGTGCAAGTGATGCTAGTAAAAAACCTAACCCTTACGCAAAAATGGATCAAGCTGAAGTATCTAAAAAAGCGTTTGCTGTAATGAAAGAAATAAATGCGTTATTAGATAAAATGAATGAAGGTTTATCTTTTAAAAGTAGCATTGGAAAATATCTATTAGAAAATTCTCAAGTAATAAATGAAGCATTGTCTGCAGAAGAAACAAAAAAATTAGCAGACTTATTAGACGATTTAGAACAAATGGTTGCTAGTGGAAAGTTAGAAGGTGGAAATTTATCATTATCTAAAGACACAGTTGCTAGAGCATCATCTGCAATAGCTAAGACAACAAAATTATCACCAGATGAAGTTTTAAATGTAGATACAGATGCAATAGCTGCCGCAATTGAAAAGGCTCCTAAAACAGATATAAAAAATAACAATTCTACTGAATGTGACACGCTAAGAGCTTTTGCTAGTTCAGGCAAGGGCGGATTGAAAAACGATCCTGACGAAGTTGAAGCAGTTAAAGCATTACAAACACTACTAGGTGTTGCTGTTGACGGAAAATATGGTCCTGAAACTACAAGTGCAGTAAGAACATACCAAGAAAAAAATAACTTAACAGTTGACGGTGATGCTGGTCCAAACACTATAGAAAAACTATGTGGCGAAAAAGAAGAAGAATCAAATGACAAAGGCGAAGAAGGCTCAGGCGAAAGTTCAAATACTAATCTCCCTGAAAACTTTAAAGTTTATCAAGAATACGGTAGATACACTGTTGGATCATTAGATAACAACGCCACTTATATAATTATTGGTCCAGACGGCAAGCAATATCTCGATAGTGTTAGACAATCAGATGGGTCTACTGTAGAGCAAGGATATAAAGATCGTGAAGAATGCATCCTTGTTGCAAAACAATTAGCCAAAGCAGATCCAGGAGTTGATTCAGATGGTGAGGCTGATACAGATAAAGGCGATGGTGCAGGACAAGACAACGAACCAAATGCCAATGATGGGTCAGTTGACGCTGTAGGTAGTGAAGAAGATCCAGATGTAAATGACCAAGAAGGTGGTGTTGGCGGAACTGACGGAGAAGTTGCAGACGTTACTGGCGACGATGAAAAAGATGATCAAAAAAATAATAAAGATAAGTCAGCTGAAACTGATCCTAAAGTAGATGAAGGCATTGTTGACGATATTTATGATGCTGTTAAAGGTGTAGGAACAGATGAAGATGACTTGTTTGCTGCGTTAAGAGCTATTAGAGATGCTAATCATTACAAAACAATAGTAAAAATATTTAAACAAAAATATCCAAAAGCAATTAATGACGATTATCCTACACTAGCCATTTGGATGAGAGACGATTTAGAAGGTTGGTTGTGGAACGGTGATGATGTTAAGAAGTTTGATAGAGAAATGAATAGACTTGGCATTAAAATTAATAAACCAGTTAATCCAAATGCGGTTAAAGGAATGACACCAGTATGGAATGACACTGCTACACCAACAGCTACATTCACAGATCTTAGTGATGCAATGACTAAAAAGAAACAATGCAAAAAAGGTGATATGGTTATGATTGGTAAAACCAAAGTATTGTGTGATTCAACTGATCAAGGCCAAATATTTTTTGTAAACAAAGATGGAACACCATTTGATGATAGTCAAAATGCAAAAGCTGATCCAAATGCAAAAGCTGGTCCAACTACTGATTTAGATACAGTCCAAAACTTTCTCAATAAAAAAGCTGGAGTAGAAACGCCTAAGACTGGAGTAGAAACGCCTAAGACTGCAGAGCTTCCAGGAGCACCGTATGCAGTGTCTGGACTACCAACAGGATATGTTACTCGTAAGCAAGGCAATCAAATACACATTTATTACAACGGTCAAAGAATATCGTCAGTAAGAGCAGGCAGAAATCATAAGGTTAATGTAAGAAACAGTGCTAATAAACATGCACAAGCAAATGGTGGGTAGACACATTGAAAGTCTTAGATATCTTACTGGAAAACGATTATTTCGAAAAAGGCGATATTACTGACTTAGAAAGTCTATTATCTAAATTTAATCAACAAGAATTTGAAAAAATAATAATCTATAAAAATAAAGATTACCTTGCAAAAAATTTTACATCACAAGATCAACGTAATCGTTGGGTATCTAGAATCACACGTGAAATAGGTATCAAATCTCAGCGAACAAATATTACTTACTATATTAGCGAATTAAATGACGCTAATATTTTAGGTCCAACTGATAAAACTCCACGCACATGGCAAGACATTTACAACTTATTAGAGAAATTATCTACTGAAGCAGCAAAAGCAAATCTTACTATACTTGATGTTAACAGCTCTAAGCCTTGGGATCCTGAAAGAAAGAAACTAGTAACAAGTGGATTAAAAAGTTTCTCAGATGATTTTATTGGATTGCCTAAATTATTTCAAATATTAAAAAGCAATATTTTTGATAAAGATGAATGGTCAGAAGTTGAATCTGATATGACAGACGTTACTGGCGATGCTGAAAAATTCTATAAAGAATCATTTAAAGAAAAAGATAATTTAAATATGGCTGGCTTTAAACAATGGTATCAAAAGGTTTCTGGTAAAAGTATCGAACAAGTATGGAGAGACAAAGGGTATGACGCTAGTACAGATATAGTTAGCAAGGTTGTACTTGATCAAGGGATTACAGGGGATAACTGGAAAAACTATCCTATGGCTACAAAAAAGACACTTATAAAGCAAATATTCCAAGAAGTTTTTAAAATAGGTGCAAAAGATGCAGCAGCTTTAAAACATATAGCTGATGATAGTACAGAAGAACATAAGAAGCTTCGTCGTGCAATAAAAAGAATAGATAAATTAGTCAAACAAAATACCACTCTTATTGGCGTACAATCATTCATTAAGGCTTCACTTGATGTATACAATAAAGAAGTTGACGCTGAATATAGAATAAACCTTACCAAATAACACAAAAACACTTGACTTAGTAGCTAACTTATAGTATAATACAAAGAACTATAAGGAGAAAACTATGAGTGATCGCACATACGGACCTGAAGAAAAAGCTAAACTAGAACGTTTGGTAAACGAAGGTGTTACCGTTTTACAAGAAATTGAAGATTTAAATGCAGGTTTAAAAGATACTGTAAAAGCAGTAGCAGAAGAACTTGATGTAAAACCTTCAATGATTAATAGAGCAATTAAAATTGCACAAAAAGGTGAGTGGGCTAAAGTTGCAGATGAATTTGACGACTTAGAAACTTTAATTGTTACTGTTGGTAAGGACAAATAATTTTGCAAAAAATAAAAGAGTTTTGGATCAATAGTTACAAAAGTGATAAGGTTGCTTTTGCATTTGAACTTGTCAGTTTTATTTTTACAGTTATAGCAAGTTTGACTTTGGCATTTAATGCTATAGATCCTAACATGCTAATTATCTATCCGTTCTTCTTTGTAGGATCGGTTACACAATGCTACGCCGCAGTACGTAGAGGAGCCGCTTGGGTAATGTTACTAACAGGTTACTTTGCTGTTATTAATGTAGTTGGTTATGGAGTTGCCGCTTTATGGTGGTAAACACTGTACCTGTAATAAATAATTATAACGCCAAAAGCAATAGCTAGGCATGTAGAAGGTTAAGTTGGCCATAAGCAACGAAGGAGATAAATGAGTTACGTAGACGCACTATTTGATCGCGATTCTGATATTATTCGTGTTGTAGAACGCAAAGATGGTAAAAGACATTACCATGAATATCAAGCAAAATATACTTTTTATTACAAAGATCCTAGAGGTAAACATAAAAGTGTTTACGGAGATCCTCTTACACGAATAGTTTGTAAAAACACAAAAGACTTTCGAAAAGAAGTTGCTATTAACAAAAGCAAAGAATTATTCGAAAGCGACATCAATCCTATCTTCCAATGTTTAAGTGAAAACTATCTTAATCAAGATGCTCCTAAACTAAACATTGCATTTTTTGACATTGAAACTGACTTTGATCCTGAAAGAGGATTTGCTGATCCTGCTGATCCATTTATGCCTATTACAAGTATAAGTGTATATTTGCAATGGATGGAAACTATGGTATGTTTAGCAGTTCCTCCTAAGACACTTACAATGGATCAAGCAAAAGCAGAGCTTGAAGGCATTGAAAACGTAATGCTATTTGAAAAAGAAAGTGAAATGATTGACACTTTTTTAACACTAATTGAAGACGCTGATATTTTATCAGGTTGGAATAGTGAAGGTTATGATATTCCGTATACTGTTAATAGAACAAGTCGTGTACTCAGCAAAGACGACACAAGACGTTTTTGTCTGTGGGGTCAGTTGCCTAAGAAACGTGAATATGAAAAGTATGGTAAATCAGCTGTCACCTTTGACCTAATAGGCAGAGTGCATTTAGATAGTTTGGAATTATATCGTAAATACACATATGAAGAAAGACATACATATAGACTTGATGCTATTGGCGAAATCGAAGTTGGTGAAAATAAAGTTCCTTATGAAGGCACTTTGGACCAGTTGTACAACAATGACTTTAGAAAGTTCATCGAATACAACATACAAGATACCGCACTACTGGACAAGCTGGACAAAAAGCTAAGATTTATTGATCTAAGTAACGAACTTGCACACGCAAATACTGTTTTGCTACAGACTACAATGGGTGCAGTTGCAGTTACAGAACAAGCGATTGTTAATGAAGCACATCACAGAGGACTACAAGTTCCTAACAGACCTAGACGTGACGACACAGTAAACACACAAGCCGCTGGCGCATATGTAGCATTTCCTAAGAAGGGATTGCACAAATGGATTGGGTCAATGGACTTAAACAGTCTATATCCTAGTGTTATTAGAGCTCTTAATATGGCTCCTGAAACTGTTATAGGCCAAATACGTCCAGACATTAGTGAAGCCCGTGTGCATGAAGATATGACGCTTAAAAAGAAGTCATTTGCAGGTAGTTGGGAAGGTCGCTTTTCAACAGAAGAGTATGAAGCAGTCATGGAGAAACGTAAAGACATTGCACTAACTATAGATTTTGAAAACGGACAGACAGAAGTACTAAGTGGTGCAGAAATATATAAACTAATTTTTGATAATAACCAACCTTGGATGCTCAGTTCAAACGGAACTATCTTTACAACAGAATTTGAAGGTGTTATTCCAGGTATTCTAGCCCGTTGGTATACTGAAAGGCAAGAACTACAAGCACAACTTAAAAAAGCAAAAGACGCCGGCAATGCAATTGAAATTGAGTATTGGGACAAGCGACAGCTAGTTAAAAAAATTAACTTGAACAGTTTGTATGGTGCTATTCTTAATCCTGGTTGTAGATTCTTTGACAAACGTATTGGACAGTCAACAACACTAACAGGCAGAACTATTGTTAAACACATGAGTGCAGAAGTTAACAAAACTATTACAGGTACATATGATCATGTAGGTGATGCAATGATATACGGTGATACAGACTCTTGTTACTTTAGTGCATATCCAACTCTTAAGAAAGACATTGATGCAAGTAGCATTCCTTGGTCAAAAGACAATGTAATAACACTTTATGAACAAGTTTGTGAAGCGGCAAACGAAACGTTTCCAAGTTTCATGATGCAGGCATTTCATTGTCCAAAGAGTAGATCAAGCGTTATTGCGGCAGGTAGAGAAATTGTTGCTGAGAGCGGATTGTTTATTACTAAAAAACGTTATGCGGCATTAGTTTATGACGTAGAAGGCTTTAGAAGCGACACAGACGGCAAACCAGGTAAAGTAAAAGCAATGGGCTTAGACTTGCGTAGATCAGATACTCCTGTGTTTATGCAAGAGTTTCTTAGCCAACTATTGCTTATGGTACTTACAGATGTTCCGCAAAAAGATATATTAGAACGTATTACACAATTTAGACAAGAGTTCAGTGAACGTCCAGGTTGGGAGAAAGGTTCTCCCAAACGTGCAAACAAAGTTGGACACTATCAGCGTCTTGAAGAAAAACAAGGCAAAGCAAACATGCCCGGACACGTAAGAGCAAGTATTAATTGGAATACACTCAAACGCATGAATGGTGACAAGTATTCGCAAGAGATTGTAGACGGTATGAAAGTTATTGTATGCAAACTAAAACAAAATCCGCTAGGATATACTAGTGTTGCTTATCCAACAGACGAGCTACGTATACCAGAGTGGTTTAAAGAATTGCCATTTGACGATTCAGCAATGGCAGAAACTATTATTGACAACAAGCTAGACAACTTAATTGGTGTTCTTAACTATCCATTACAAGATACAAAGCAACACAATACGTTTAATAGCTTGTTTGATTTTGGAGGTTAAGATGAAAATTAAAATGGAAGTAGAAATAGATACTGAAAATACTCAGGACCTAAATACTATTGAAGAATTAATTGCAGTGCTAAGAAATTTAGCAGAAAGCTATTACGAGGAGTAGACTATGAAAGTAGGATTCACATGTAGTGCATTTGATTTACTACACGCAGGTCATGTGCAAATGCTAAGAGAAGCAAAGGACCAATGCGATTATTTAATTTGCGGATTACAGGTTGATCCAAGCATAGATCGAAAAGAAAAAAATCCGCCTGTGCAAACAATAATTGAAAGGTACACTCAACTAAAAGCAGTAGGGTATGTAGATGAAATTATTCCTTATGGCTCTGAACAAGACCTAGAAGATATTTTGAGTCTGTATACTATACACATTCGTATACTAGGTGAAGAATATCGCGACAAAGAGTTTACTGGTAGAGATATCTGTAGGAAAAGAGATGTTGAAATATTTTTTAATAAACGAGATCACAGATTTAGTTCTAGTGATCTAAGACAAAGGGTAACTAAAAATGAAAGTTAGTATTTGTGGTTTAGGAGCAGTTGGTCAAGCACACTATGATTGGCTTAAAGATTTATACTCTATAGAAGTTTACGATCCACCAAAAGGTTATAATAAAATATCTAAAGACATTGATTGTGCAATTATATGTGTTAGTACTCCTAGTTATAAAGATGGTTCATGCTTAATGGACAATGTGTTTACTACTATAGATGCGTTACCTGATGTACCTATACTTATTAAAAGTACTATAAGTGTAGAAGGTTGGGAAATGTTAACAGATGCATTTCCTAATAGATCAATTGTATTCAGTCCTGAATTTTTACGTGCCAACACTGCTCTTGTAGATTTACAAGATAGTAAAATGATGATACTAGGTGGTGAATACAAACCTGTTGAATTTTGGATTAACTTTTTTAGAAATGTAAATGAAAATATGTATTATCAACAATGTTCTCCAAAAGAAGCAATTTTAATAAAATATTTTAGAAATAGTTTTTTAGCAACTAAAGTATCTTTTTTTAATCAAGTGCATGATTTATGTGAACAATTAAATATTCCGTTTCATACTGTACAAAGAGGCATAACTGATGATACACGTATTGGGCTTAGCCATTCTAATGTTACAAAAGAAAGAGGTTATGGTGGTCACTGCTTTCCCAAAGATGTAAAAGCTATTATACAAACAGGATTACGCAATAATACTAATTTAAGTATTTTAGAAGAAATTGATAGATACAATGAAAATATTACTAACAGGAAATAAAGGATACATAGGATCCTGGCTTGAAAAAAGGCTAGAAGAAAAACACGAAGTTATAGGTGTTGATATAAAAGCTGACTATGACTTACTTACAGAAACACTGTTTGCTGAAGATAAGTTTGATGCAGTAATACATTTAGCAGGTAAAAGTGGTGTACGAGAAAGTTTAGAAGACCCTGCTAGTTATTGGTACAACAACATAGAAGTAACAAGAAAAATATTTAGTAGATTTAAAAACACTAGAGTAATATATGCAAGTTCTAGTTCAGCATATGAGCCTGAACTTAACCCTTATGCAAATAGTAAATGGGTTATGGAACAACTTGCATTAGATCATTCAAATGCTTTAGGAATGAGATTTCACACAGTTTATTCAGAGGAGCCACGTAAAGGTATGTTTTTGGATAAACTTATAAATGGAACGTTAACATATACAACGAACCATTTACGTGATTATATCCATATTGAAGATGTCTGTGATACTATCATTCGATGTCTTAATAATGGAGAAAAAGGCGTAATGGATGTAGGCACTGGCCATAGTATAAGAGTCCGCTTTTTAGCACCTCACTTACCAGTTCGTCTAAATACCCCATACGAAAGGCAACACACACAGGCAAATACAAAACGAATGACGGATTTAGGTATATTACCTAAATATAACATAATAAAGTTCTTGACAAACAAGGGCTTTGAGTATAAAATAAAAACATAACCTGGAGAATAAGGCAATGAAAGACATTTTACAAGACATAGTATCGCATACACATGCGTTAGGATTTTTGAACTTAACAAAAATTACTAGTGGCGATACAACAACTATTGAGAGTATGGCTGAAGATCGTTCAGTTATCCTAACAGCAACAACAAAGGAACCTGTATCAGAATTTAACGGTACGTTTGGTATGCCTAACTTAGATAAGTTAGCACTACACTTAAAAAATCCTGAGTATCAAAAAGATGCAAAGATTGAAGTAGTTGAAGCAGAACGTAACGGAGAAGTTGTTCCTACACACATTCACTTTGAAAACACAGGCGGTGATTTCCAAAATGATTATAGGTTTATGAATAAACAAATCATTGAAGAAAAACTTAAAACTGTTAAGTTTAAAGGTGCATCATGGGACGTTATGTTTCAACCAAGTATTGCAAGTATTACAAGAATGAAACTGCAAAGTGCGGCACATTCTGAAGAAACAGTTTTTACTGTTAAGACAGAAAAGACTGGTGAAAAAACTGATTTACATTTTTACTTTGGTGATGCAAGTACACACGCAGGTAGCTTTGTTTTCCAAACTGACGTTGAAGGTGAACTTACACATGCATGGAGTTGGCCTGTAGCGGCTACACAAGCAATTTTAAATCTTGACGGTGATATTGCAATGAGTATTTCAAATCAAGGAGCAATGCAAATTACTGTAGATAGTGGCTTAGTTACTTACGATTATATCCTGCCAGCACAGAGTAAGTAATATGTGCCCAGCTTGTTATATAAACGGATTACTATTTTTAATATTCGGTGCTTCTGGTGCCGCATTGGCAAACGAACCTTGGGTCATTGCATTAAGTGTTGTACTAACTATTGCAGGGTTCTGGTGGATGTATAAAGCATACAAAAAGAACAATGGCAAAGGCGGTTGGAAAACAAATCTAAAAACAACTGTAATTTATTTGCTTATCTTTGCAGCTGGTTACGCTACTGCGGCATATACAACTCACGAGTATTTTAAATCTAAATATGAAATACAATTGGAACAACAATAAATGAATAAAGACTTAACCGCAGAACAAAATGACTACGCAGTATTTTTACCTGCACTAAGTGGCTTCTATGCAACTTATGTAGGCAAACAGCGTTATGACGAATATGTGGATAAGTCCCGTATTCCAAATAATTTAACTAATGGCGTAGAGAGCTTAAACTATCTTAATAAAAACGAAGGTGCATTTACATATAAATGGACACTTTATTCAGCAGGACATGCTGACTTAGATACTACTAAAGAAGTACCTAAAGAAGATATGGTACGTAATAGAGATAGAGAAAACACTTGGTTGTTAGGTGACTCAGGTGGTTTTCAAATTGGTAAAGGAGTTTGGGAAGGCAACTGGAAAGATCCTAATTGTCCTAAAGCACAAAAGAAACGTGACGGTGTATTGCGTTGGATGGACTCTTACATGGACTATGGAATGATACTTGATATTCCAGCCTGGGTAGCACGTTCACCTGAAGGAGCAAAAGCAACAGGCATTGATAACTATCAAGACGCTGTAAATGCTACACGTATTAACAATGACTACTGGATGAAACATAGAACAGGTGCTTGTAAGTTCCTTAATGTTTTACAAGGCGAGAATCATGCTGACGCAGAAGATTGGTATCAACAGATGAAAGACTATTGTGATCCTAACGTGTATCCAGACAATCATTTTAATGGGTGGTCAATGGGTGGTCAGAACATGTGTGATGTACATTTGGTTCTTAAACGTCTAGTTGCATTGAGATTCGACGGACTACTGGAACAAGGTGTACATGATGTAATGCACTTCTTAGGCACTAGTAAACTAGAATGGGCTGTATTACTTACAGACATACAAAGAGCAGTTCGTAAGTATCATAACTCAAACTTTACAATTACATTTGACTGTGCTAGTCCTTTCTTAGCAACTGCTAATGGACAAATTTACTGCGAACTAGAAACTGAAGATAGATCTAAATGGGTGTATCGAATGGTGCCTAGTATTGACGATAAAAGTTTTTCTACAGATACTACTGATTTTAGTAAAGCCTTTGTGCGAGAAGGAAAACATTCATCGTTTTTAGAATCTCCAATTAGTAAAGGCTTAAAAGCAAATGATATTTGCATTTATGGTCCAGGGGACTTAAACAAAATAGGCAAAGAAGGTAAAACATCTTGGGACAGTTTTTCTTATGCAGTAATGATGGGTCACAATGTATGGATGCACATTAATGCTGTACAAGAAGCTAATAGACAGTATGATAACGGTGTTATTCCAAATATGTTAGTAGATGAAAGATTTGATAGAGTTGCTTTTAAAGATATTGTAGAAGCAATCTTTATGACAGATAATAGAAATGAAGCAAATGCAATTATAGAAGAATTTTCTAGATATTGGGATAGTATTATCGGCACTAGGGGTAACACTGGTAAACGCATTGTAAATGCACAAACACAGTTTAATAACTTATTTGAGGTATAAATGAAAAGAGATTATGCAGAAGGCACATTAGAAACACCTACTATGTTTACAGGTGTTGAAGTTGAGAAAACTCCTGCTTACGGTTTGCAAACACTGTTTGTAGATGGTGTTCAAGATATAAAAACTATCTTACAATACTACAACGAACACAACTGCAAACATATTTTCTTTGGTGCTAATCATAGTTTTAACCCCGGAACAAAGTTTCCTGAAGATGCTAATCAATGGACACCTTGGGAAGATATGATTTTAGAATTCCTTAAAGAAGGTTACTTGTGTAGTTTGGATATTCCTATTGCACTTGCTGACGCATTTTTAGAATCAGGATTAACTGAATATGACAACTTTATTCCACAACTTCGCATTCCATTGCCTTATGTGAAACAGTGGAACTACAACACTATGTTGAAGATCGATGATAAAGATTTTAAGGCAACTAATCCAGGTGTTTGGTGTCATAGTTTGCATGACCTTTTGGATAGAGAAAAGTTTACCAATTGGAGCAAATATGGCCTTGACAAAGTTATTAAATGAAAGTATACTATAAACAATGCAAGAACGTTATTATGATTACATGGGACGTAGAATGAGAGAGGAAGATGCAAAAATGAATAAAGAAAATGCACTAAATAATGCTGAGAGAAGCATATGGGTTACATTCAAAAAAGAAGGCATTCACAAATATCCGGCAGCACTAGATGATCCAAAGTTGGCAACTGGTGACTGGGATGACGTATCGTTTCTTGGTTATCCTCATCGTCATATTTTCCATTTCAGGGTGCGGATTGAAGTGCGACACAACGATAGAGATATCGAGTTCATCCAATTCAAGCGATGGCTCGAAAGACTCTACTCAGGACAAAATACTGAAGGAAGTAAAGAACAGAGCACAACCAACTCTGAAGTGCTTATTTTAGATTACAAATCATGTGAGATGATCGCAGATGATCTCTATGAAGCTATTTCTACAAAATACCCTGGCCGATTTGTAGAAATTGATGTCTCCGAAGATGGAGAAAACGGCTGTACAATTTTTTACCCTAGATAGACTATGAAAAAGAGGATTTTAAAATGTCAACAACTTTTCCAAAAGTTCAGCAAATTTTTGACGACTTGGATGAATATAGGGACTTTTGTCGCTTCAACGGCAAAGTATTTAACGAAAAAGACTTGTATAAGGAATCAAGTCGTATATATAAGGAGTTCCTTGCTTTTAAAGCAAGGGGTAACAAAAAATATTATAGGCGCAAGTAATGACTGTTTATATTGTAGACATTGAAGCAGTAGATACACGTTATACTAAGCAATGGAAGGAATATCTTCCAAAGCAACTAAAACGTTCTACTAACGAAGACGTTCATGTTATTAGTGGAGGTGAGACACCGCAGGCTACAACGCCTGGGGCGTTCCTTAATTTTGGTGGTACAAATGTTTACAAAAGCAAACAGTTAGAAAAAATTGGACAAATGTTTTGTGATGGAACTGTTAAGGACGGTGATTATTTTCTCTATACTGATGCCTGGAATCCTACAGTGGTACAACTACGCTACATGGCAGAACTATTAGGTGTTGATATTTGCATTGGTGGTTTGTGGCATGCAGGTAGTTATGATCCGCAAGATTTTTTAGGTAGACTTATAGGTGATAAACCTTGGGTAAGACATGCAGAGCAATCAATGTATGAATGCTATGATGATAACTTTTTTGCAAGTCAATTCCATATAGACTTATTTGCAAAAAGTTTAGACATAATGCCAAATAAAACACATCGTGTTGGATGGCCTATGGAGTATCTAAAGAGCAGTTTACACAGTTATTCTGATATGACAAAAAGAGACCTTATACTCTTTCCACACAGAGTTGCTCCTGAAAAACAAGTTGATATCTTTAGAGATCTTAAAGAACGTTTACCGCAGTATGAGTTTGTTGTTTGTCAAGAACAACAACTTAGTAAGAACGAATATCACAACTTACTAGGCGAAGCTAAAATGGTGTTTAGTGCTAACTTGCAAGAAACATTAGGTATTAGTTGGTATGAAGGAGCATTGGTAGATGCTATTCCAATGGTTCCGGATAGACTTAGTTATAGTGAAATGGCTTTAGATATTTTTAAATATCCAAGTGTTTGGACAGAAGATTACGATGCGTACTTACATAACAGAGATAAGTTAATTAAACAAATTGTTGAATATATGGAAAACTATAACGACTTTTTACCAAATATTAAAAAACAAGTGGCAAAACTTAACAAAGACTTTTTTAGTGGTAATGAAATTTATGAAAGGATTAAAAATGAACGATAGTAATTATACTTTTACCTTAGACTCATCTACACCTACAAGTACAATTACCTTAGATAGTAATTATGCATACGACATTAATTCAAGTTGGATTAGTGACAATATTGATACGGGTCTTAATGTGAGTGGAGATTTAACGGTCAATGGCGTAGATGTTATGCAGACTATTAAAGATATGCAACGTGTACTAGGTGTTGTAGGCAGAGACATTGCTAAAGAAGAAAAGTATGCAGGCTTAAGACGTGCCGCAGAAGCATATGAACGTGAACTAGCAAAAATTAATACATTTGAAACAATAAAAGATAGTAATTAATGTTTGAGTTTTTAAAAAATAGAAAACGTGTTATTCGTGATAGAGATAGCAACGAGCCTTACTTAGTACGTTGGTATTTGTTTTTAAAAGACAGAAAGAACTTTCCGTTTAATGTCACACTACACAAAGTTTTAAAAAGTGATGAGCCTGTATTACATGACCATCCTTGGAATTGGGGTGCTATTATCTTAAAAGGTGGATACTACGAACATATTCCTATATATTCTAGAGAAGGTGCAGTAGTAGGTGCAACAAAAGAATGGCGTGGACCTGGACATATTAGATTTAGAAGTGCAAGTAACCTACACTGGTTAGAACTTGCAAAAGATAAAAATGGAAAAGAGATTCCATGTTGGAGTTTATTCTTTATGGGTAGACAACAAAAAGACTGGGGCTTTGTACGATTTGTACATGCTACAGAACATAACTGGCAAGATGCAGGTTATAAATGGATATCTCATAAGAAATATCTTAAGGAGTAATGTATGAGTCAATATGACAATGTAGTAATGGAAAGGAAATTAATATTAGAAGCTGAAGAATGGGCATCTGGAGTTAGAAACTTACACGCCTTTAATACTAAGGTTTTATCATCTATGTGGTATGAAACAAAAGAAAGTGTTAAAGATGGAAGTGTTTGCGATATCGAATATAACGACGGACGAATTGAAAGAACAGTAAATTCAACTGGAGTTAAGTATAATCTTAGAGAAGGGATTTCAGGCAAAAAACTAGTAGAGATATATGAAAGGGGTGGATTTTAATGACTGTAAGAAATACTATTAAAGATGTTGTTGAAGAACAAGTACAAGAAATTGTAGAAGCAAAAAATCTTGTACCAAAAGCAACACCTAAATTTGATCTTAGCTGGTATGTAAAATGGGTTAGTAGTTTCTTTATACTAGTTGCAGTAGCATGTAGAAGTGTTGGCGGCGAACTTGTTTTATGGGATTTAATATTCAGTGCAATAGGAACACTTGGTTGGTTATGGGTTGGATTGCTTTGGAATGATAGAGCATTAATTATACTTAACGGAACGTTGTTTACACTATTAATAAGCGGTCTTTTAAAAATAATTGTTGAATTAAGGATGTTAGGATGATAAAGAAACATTATTACACTTGGAAACATATTGAAAAAATGTGTATTGATATTGCTATGCAAATGCAAAAGGATGATTGGAAGCCTGACTATATTGTTGGACTTACAAGAGGAGGCAATATTCCTGCAACTATTTTAAGTAATATGATGGATGTAAGGTGTGAATCACTTAAAGTTAGTTTACGTGACGGCGATAGTGAAAACGAAAGTAATGCTTGGATGGCCGAAGATGCATTTGGTTACGTGTCAGAAGAGGATCGTGTAAAAACTAAAAGTCGTTGGGATATTGGTAGACGTAAAAATATTCTAATCGTAGATGATATAAACGACACTGGTGCAACATTTAATTGGATTATAAAAGATTGGCAATCAGGTTGTTTACCATCTGAAGATTCGTGGAATACTGTTTGGGGACGTAATGTAAGATTTGCAGTATTAACAGACAATATGGCTAGTGAAACTATTGCACCAGTTGCTTATACGGCACATGAAATAAACAAAGCAGACGAAGATGTTTGGTTAGTTTATCCGTGGGAAATAGTAGGTAAATATGATGCGTAACGATACGTTAGAACAAGCTCAACAAGACGGCAGAGCTCCTTGGGATAAAGTTTATTTAGATACTAGAGATTTTGTAGTATACGAAGATAAGTACCCTGTAACAGAAGGTCACTTACTTATAGTGCCTAAAGTAAATGTTATGGATTGCGTAGAAAAGTGTTTTAAATTTGCAATGTCAATGGGTAGTGACAATGTTGAAACAACCAAAAATAATATAACAGGTTACAACATTGGTCTAAATATAGGTACTAGTGCAGGACAAACAGTTATGTATCCGCATGTACATTTAATCTTCCGTCGCGATGGAGACGTGGAAGAACCGAGAGGTGGCGTACGAGGCGTCATTCCATCTAAACAAAAATATTAAGGAAAGGACTATGGAATTGAGACAAAATTTAATTAATGCGGCTAAGAAACACGCAGAAGCAGAAATTGAACTACACAAAACAAATATCGAAGTCTACATGGAAAAAGTAGTAGGAATCGGTGAACATTCTGATATTGTTGAAACAATTCAGAAAGAGCTTGATGCAATGGCAACAGCTCATGATCGTCTTGAAATGTTAACCAAATATTTTGATTAAAATATTGTATAATATTCTTGACAAAAACCTAAATACAATGTATAATGTAATTATTGTGCATTGTATTTTACTAACGGCAATCCACTGCCTTAACATCGGAGAAGAAAATTGAAGAAAAGTGAAGAAATAATACAAAGGTTACAAGACTCAGGAGATAGATTCTGGGCTGGTGACAACATATCTCAGCATCTACAACCAGGCGACAAAGATGCACTAATAGAAGAACTTACACCAAAGTTTGAAGAAGTACTAGACAGCTTGGTTATAGATCGTTTTAATGATCCTAACAGTATGGACACTGGTAGACGTCTTGCAAAGATGTATATCAATGAACTTATGCAAGGACGTTATAACCCAATGCCTAATGCAACTGCATTTCCAAACCATGTAGATGATGGTTACAAAGGTATGCTTGTTGTAAGAAGCGAAATTAAAAGTATGTGTTCACATCATCACCAAC